AACATCCCACAAATAGATACGACCCATAGGGCCAACGCCCAGATCCATAGGAGCTGAGTCACCCAAGTAGGCGTTACCTGAGGCATACATTGTAGTAGCTGAGCCCACAGTTGAAGACTGTGATAACGTGTACGTTGTACCTGAGCTAGTAGCGTTGATCGCTGTAATGTATGAGTTTGCTGTAACTCCAGATCCAACGATGTATTGTCCAATAGACAATGTATCACCAGACAAGAGGGCTACAACGGTTAAAGTGGTTCCGGAAATGGTTGCTGAAACGATAGCTTCAGCGTTGCTCACACCAGTGCCCATAAAGGTCTGTGCAGAGCCTAGGAAAACGTCATCTGTAAATTGAGGCATGATCTTTACTCCATGAAAAGTTTGATCGATGTTTAAATAAAAAGGGGAGAGGTTTTAGCCCCTCCCCGCTGGCTTTAAGCGCCTTGAGTACCGAACATTGCACGTGGATCAGTAAATCCAGGGATGTAACGCTCAGTTGCTTTATAGCGCATTGAATCAGTCTCGAAGTCACCTTCCATGGTTTTCTCCAAGCCACGGCGCATCATCAGTTTCATACCTTCAGGTGCGTCGGTTTGGATCCACCAGTTAGTGGAAGATGTCAAACGGCTGATAACGGCAGCGCCTTCGGGCATCAAACCAATGGATTTCACTGGGTTAATGTCGTTATTAGCTGTGCCGGTTCTCANCACTGACTTCAAGATCACCTCAGCTTGGAACACATTGCCAGGAGCGACAACGAGTTTCAAAGGCTGCAAGCGGATCTTCTTCTGGTTATTATCAACTGCTTGACGGATCTGGATGAGCATTTGCTCAACAGAAGTCTGTGACAAGGCAGCTGGTGTAGCCAGAATATTAGAGAACGTACCGTTCACGATGGGGTGAGCACTGGAGTTCAATGCAACACCGTCACCGCCAGCATAAGAGCTGTTGAAGGCATAATTCAATACGTTAGCGCACAAGAGCTCTTTTGTTTCAACCAAAGACTGTGCCAAGTGTTTGGCATAGATTTGGCCCAAACGTACGTGGTCACCGTCCTCAACCAACACTTTTGTAAGAGCAAAAGCAAGGCCATAGACTTGGTAAACGTAACGCTTGAGGAACAACACGCCACCCTGTTGATATGATACAGGAGTACCATCAGGGAGTTGTGGAGCTGCGCCGAAACCGTACAGAACGGGTTCTTCGTGGTAGTTACGGGGGATACCCATTTCTTCACGGAAAACTTGTTCCCATTCGTCAGCGCGTTGGTCGTAAACGCCATCAAAGGACTCATTGAGGATTGGTTCAACAATCGATCTAAAGTCCGTACTTCGCATTGGGGCTGCCATAGCTTAGTCCTTTCTTAATTATGCAATCGCGGTGAAGGCACCGAAGAATTGCGTATTAGTCATCACGACGCGAACAATAGTGTAAGCATCGCCCCAATTGTTATCGACGCCTTGGCCGATATCAACAACACGCATCTGGCCTTGTTGACNATTACCAACGGCTGTCGCAGAGCCNAGAGTGGCTTGTGACAATCCAGTAGTAGTGGAGCCAGCGGTGATATTGGTGAACATGTATTCGTTACCAATAGTCGTTTGAGCCATGGAACCGTCAGCTTGGATTTCATAAACGATGTTAGGNTCGTTGTAGAAATAAGCAACGCAGCTACCGGCTTGATAAGCGGTAGAAGCAGGCCAGTAGTTGGAAACGCGACGACGACCTGTNGTATCAGTCCACTCAACGCCTTGGAAAGAACCTGTTACAGTTCCTGTCNCTAGCGCAGGTTGNATTGTACCTGTTGTGCCGCTGTTAGCAGTCGTCCCATAAACAATGGGTTGACCTTTCAAGATGTTCGAGCTGAAGCCCGATACGATTCCGCCAGCAAGAGCCTGAGCGCGGTCCAATCCAGAAGGATGAAACGCAGGGCGCAAGCCAAACGGTTGCAGTAATGCACTCATTTTGGGTTCCTTAAAAAGTTGAGGTTCGTTTGTTTTTGCTTTATTACAAAGCGCACAAATCACATACCGTGATTTTTTAAAGACACTTTCTTGCCCCTGTGTCCATTCGGGTTTTTTCGCCGCACCCTGTTAACGGCGCAGCTTTAGCGAAATTATAACCTTAAAATACCGGTACGGGGGCAGGCTTATCAATCTCACCGTCTCCTTCACGATGAACCAATGGCCTACCTTTACTATCCCTCAANCCACCGACTAACTGGTCCTGTTGGATAGTAAGCTTCTCAGCTTCTTCNTTAGGAGCATGNTGATGGAAGTGNGCCATGATAGCTTGGTACATGTCTTCAGGGATCTTGTACAAAACCATTTCATTGACTGAAATGTGCCCAACGTTCTCGCCTGATTTTACTTTTAAGTGGTCAAACCCAACGACTTCGTCTGCTAAAACAGGCGAGTAACCGAGTCTAACTCTTTTATGGATAGGATCGTACTGGCTAGTGGTGGATAACCAGCAAGTGTGGAATCCAGGAACTTCAGGAGCTTCTGGAAGCGCTTCTTGCATNAATTTTTCCATCATAGCGCGCATATTTTCAGGTGAAGTTGACACTAAACCATCAGATCTACGCTCTGTATCTTCTTTAACGCGGTTTTCACGNCCCGTGTTGCTCTTAATTAAACGATCATCAGCCATTCTTAGCTCCTTTTTCCGTTGAGTTTGTCATATTCCATGTAGTACTGAACCATTTTTGCTTTACGCTTTGGGTCAAACCATGCACCAGTTTCCTTCATAGCAGCTACGCGGTCAGGATCTAGCTTAAACACCCCCGCTTTTTCAGTTGAGGATGTTTCTCTACCTGATCCAGTCACAATCGCTTTGCGCTTTTGCTGTGGAGGAGGTGGTTCGTTGTACTCATCTTCAAAACGGTTAGGCATACGATCCCTTAATCGGTCATCAAGTTCATCCCAGTACTCTTGAGTCGCTGGATCCCATCCCTCATTAGTCAACTCCAGATCAAGCGCATGTGCGATCTTACTATCTGTGTTGCTCAAATCAGGTCTGTACCATGGATGCTTTCTCATCCAAGTCGTTGCGTTCTCTTGGACTCTAACATCTGGGACTTGAAGGTTATTTTGAGCAGGATTTTTAGCTGCGCTAAGCATATTCTGCTTAACTGACGTCAGCTGCTCAAGAGCTTTCTTAGACTCATAGAGCATTTCTTGCGCTTTAACCATCGCGTCGCCGTCTTGAGCTTTTAACGCTTCAGAAATCTTATTCTGCGCGTACTGAACTCTTAACTGAGAGTCTTCAATACTTTTTTCGACTCTAGCTAACTCAGCTCCTGAAGTACGGTTCTCAACGTTGAGCAGTCTAGCTGATAACTCATCATTTTGACGCTTAAGAGCGGCAATAATGTGTGCGCTATCCTCTAGTTTTTTCTTTTGAGCGTACTTTTTATTCTGCCTTTCGATACGTCTTGACTCGCGTAATCTCTCACGCTCAGCTTCTGACAGATTTCTAGACTCTTTACGCTCAGGCTGCTCCACTTGTTCAGCAGGTTCTTCGTTAGAAGCTTGCTCAACTTGCTCAGTTTCTTCAACTGGAGTCTCTTTATTCTCTTCAGGCGGTAGCATTACCGTTGCAGAGCCGTCCTCGGCTTCTTGCATTTCAAGTTTTTCTGTAGGCGTCATAGGTATGCCCTCTGTTTAGTGTGGTCACCAGTGACAACCGCGATCAACTCGGTGTCATTGCATAGACCGAACGTTACTGGACTATCTTTATCTTTGGGGTTATCAACAAAGAACCGGTCAGCATTCCACTTAGGAACTCTAACGATATCTCCTGGTGATGCCCAAACTCCCTCCGGCCAAGGCTCTCCAGAGTCACGTTTTTTGAAAGCAATAGGACCTACTGCAATCAATTTAGCGATCATCGTTTGAGCTTTTTCGGTTTCTACAGTTTCATCAACTAAGATGATTCCGCTAGATGTAACCTTCTTGGGGGTTTGACGAATCTGAATTAAGATTCTGTTACCAACCGGCTTAACACCGGCTTCTACTGGAGGAAAGTAATCCTCGTCTGTCCACTGCATATCAGCCATTAGGCTTCTCCTTCTAAGCACTTCTCAGCGCTTGGTTATAATCGCTCGACCGCCGAGCAATTTATCTGTTATCATCCTCATCGGAATGTAATATGTTGTCAATAATAGTGAGGGCTTGCTCAAGGCCAGCGAACCGACCTGTGAGCTCTTTATACGCTTCATAAGACGAAGCATGACCCTCAGCCAAAGAAGCGGCAATCTCACCTTGCGCGATTCTTAACTCTTGTATCAGCTGCTCAATCAACGCCCGCGTCCTGCTGATTTTTTCATTGGAGCTGCTTTAGGAGCAGCTTTATGGTGCATACCCTTGTGATGCTCAGGCTTACCACCGCTCTTCATGCCTTGAAGGGGCAACCCAGCAGCTAGGCGATGATGTTGGCGTTGGGGTTCGTTTGCGTTCTCGTCTTTCATTTTGTTTCCTTAGTTTCAGGTTTAGAATGTGCCATCTCATGCAACATCTTCTCTTCTTCTACAACGGTGCGTTGTTGCTCCGCATCGAGTTTTGCTGCGTCTATTGTCAGCTCCATACCTTTCATACGCTCTTGCGCGATGTTGTCTGCATCGTTGATAGCGACTTGGGTTTGTAAACGAGCAGCCTCTTGTTGTTGTGCAGACATTTCTTTTGTAGCGTCGTTTTTCGCTTCTAGTTGTAGTTTCTGCGTATCTATAATCGCGTTTGTCTTGTCCTGCTGAGCCTTGCGCTGTGTTTCTGCCATTTGAGCGTTGACCATAGCCTGAGCGTTTGGATCGATAGGAACTTGTTGAGCGCGTTGCTGCTGCATCATCTGCTGTACTTGCTGCTGCAATGGAGCTAAATCACGCATGATATCAGCGAGCTCTAGCTTAGACATCTGCTTCACGTTAACGCTAGTAGCCGCAAGCGTTGCTTGTTCTGGAATAGGTATACGCGACACCCGTAAGATATCCAACTGAGAACCGCGCTTCATCTGCTCTAGATACCAGAAAGACAAATGCTCTTTGATATGGTTGACCATAGCGGGTAAGAAAGAGCTAGACATGATAGGACCACCGCCTAGCATGGGATCAGTTCCAAAATCCAAGTGCGTTTGGATATGCGCCATGTGGTCTTGTCCAGGAAACGCTCCAACCGGCTTACCTAGAGTCATGCTCACGTTTTCCAACGCAGGATTCATGTCCTCTACTTTACTTGGATCAGGTAAGATGTCTTGGATGTTAGGTACCTTCATTGTCTGAAGGATCCGCTTCTCAACCGCGAGTTGGTTGTACAAGTGGGGGTTGACTTGAGCGCGTTGTGCGATGGCCTGAGCTTGCGCGTAACGTTGTGTGTCACTGAAGATGTTAGGATCAGAGACGGGGACAACGTCGCTCATCTTAGCGAAGTCTTCTTTGGATACTGGAATCTCATTGATGATATCCTGAAGATCCATTTCCTCAAAGTGCCAACGATTGATACGCGCTAGTACTTTTAGTAACCTTGCTTGTGAAGCGTGTAAACGAGCGTGGATAGCACTAAACACCGCTGCGCCTTGCTCAATCATCGCTTGCGTTGTACCTACCGGTGCAGTGCTTGAAATGTCTGCAATCTTTTCTTCAGCTGTAGTTACAACGCCTTTAGCTGCATCAGTCAACCAGCCGAGCAAAGAGAACAACACTGGAGAAGGTGCATTGAAAGGCATAG